TCATTGTTTTATTATTTTTGGTACATTATCGGTACACTCTAATTCGCGTGTTTGTTGATAGAGATTATCCATGACTTGGTCAACTTTAGATGATTCACGTTGCTCAAGTTCATCAAGAATATGACCATAAGTTTGTAATGTAGTAACAATATCGGTGTGACCTAATCTTCGTGAAACATACTTGATGTTTATTTCACGATACAACAGAATGGAAGCGTGAGTGTGACGTAATGCATGGAAAGTAATCGAATTTATTTTTAGTTCAGCGCAGGCTGCTCTTAGAACTTTGTTGACAGCAGTGTTTGAATTTATGGTTGCATTTGCATCTATAAACACCAGGTTCTTGCTGTTTTTTCTTTTTTTAGTTTTGTTTGTTGGTAAACAAGTAGCTCTTTTAAAAAAGAGAGAGTGAAAGGATCTACAGAAATAGTTCTCATTGAACCATCATTTTTTGTTGGCAAAAAATCAAGCGTTCGTTGATAATCAAAGGTTTTATTGATTTTAATCGTTTGTTGTTTAAAGTCAACACAATCCCAGGTAAGACCCACCACTTCTGAAAAACGACAACCAGTGGCGATACCGAATAAAATCATATACCGCGAAGGATAACGTGGATTAAGATTATCTTGCATATTGTTAGATAATTTTAGGAGTTCATTCTCGTGTAAAAATTTAAGACTTTCGTCTTTGTTTTTAACTTGGCCAACAACCTTAACACGATAGGTAGGGTCTTTAAAGATAACACCGTCATTTAATGCATCCTGTAAACAGGCGCGTGTATAGGTGTGGATTTTTTTTTACAGTAGCAGTTGCATGTGTTGCTCCATAATCATTTAAAAATTCTTGATAGAGATGACGATCGATATCTTTTAACTTTGTGGCCTTAAAAAAACGTTCCGCTGTATTGATACTAATTTCAATGTCGCGATCATTCTTCCAACTTAATTTTCCTTTACGGAAAAGCGTGTACCAATTAGTGAAATATTGAACGAAAGGAATTTCACCAGCTGTTAAAGAATTACCTCGACTTAATTGTTGTTCTAATTCAGTGGCAGCGATTTGTGCTTCTGACTTTGTTCTAAACCCATTGACACTTTTTGTTTTACGAACGCCTCCTATATAAAAAGAAATCCGGAATTGCCATCCGGATTTTAATTTTTTGTAACTAGCCATATTCAGCCTCCTATTTAAATGTTAAGTGAAAAGTAAATTATAAAGTGGATTCTTTTATTAAACTTTCTCTATATTCTTGCGCTTCAGCCATCTTTTCAAAATCAATAGTCAAATTTTTATGAGAAACTAAAACTTCTTCTATATCTTCAATAGAAACTTTAAAGAATTCTTTTCTATTATTAACCTTGTTAATTCTATGTGCTGAGAAATGTTGATGTAGTTGTGATTCTAATGTATAGGCGTCATAACTAAATATTAGTGCGTGAACATCAAATTTAAATGGAACTGATGCACTGCTCAATTCATTGATTCGCTCAAGTGGTTCGAGTCGTCGAGTTACACCTATTTTTACAACATCATTTCCGAAGGAACCAATATTACTTATAATGTAGACGTATCCAGCTCTAGCATTAGATTCTCTATAATCCAAATCTTCTTTTTCTTCTTGATATTTATCTACCTTTTTTTGTAAAATATCTATTTCAATTGTTAAGGCATTACGTTCTTCCTCAGTAGATGAAGTTGTGATTTTTTCTTTCAACTCATTAATCATATTTTCAAAATGTGATATTTCTTTATTTAACACTTTTCTTTTTGATGCTATCTCCTTTTGAAGTGCTTTTTCCTCACGTTCAACTTCTCTTTGTGCTCGCAACTCTTCTTTTTCCTCTTGCTTTTTTTTGTTCATACTCGTATGCTAACTGAAGTTCTTCAGTTTTTAAATGTAAATAGTATTCAGTAAGTTCTATTTGATTATAACTATTCATTTTATTTAATTGCTCAAATGATTTTATGATTCTTTTTTTTATTTGTATGAAATTTGAATACCTAACTTTATTTATAGCTGCTTCGCATTCATTGTTAAAGGCTCTTATTAAAAATTTAATTTGTTTTTTTGTCATTGCTTGTCCCTTAGAAAGACTATTATTCAATAACATTTGATGGATAATAACTACAGCTTCATTATTTTTAACTGTTAATTTCTGTTTGTTTCTTAATTGTAATAAGCGATTTTTATAGGAAATTGAACTTGCTAAATTATATTGAGGTGTATAAAAACCAAAACTTTCAGCTTGGATTTGTTCTCCAATGGAAACAATTTCTTTTTGAAGTTCAATTTTTTTTTACATTTAGTTCGTCGACAATTGCGGTTAAATCTTGCTCTTTTTTTTCAGCATCTTCTATTATCTTTTTTCGAATCATTTCATTTTCAGCAACTATCTCATTTTTGATTTCTAGAATAAGATCGTTTTTATTATTAAGTTTTTTTTTCAGCAATGCCCAATAAATCATTTTTTTTAGATATATCATGTTTGAGAGATTCCAAAGATTCTTTATCACGAGTTATTGTTTTCTTTAAGTTCATATAATCTTTAATATCACTAAAAAAACTCATTTAATAGCCTCCAATTTTAACTATATATTTTTTCAATATACCCAATCATTTCATTGGGTATACCATAACTTGAAAATAATTCGTAAGGGTCTGAATAGGAATTCAGATCTTTTTTGTATAACAAAAAATAAGTGGCAAATAAATTAGCTTCCAATTCGAATTTACCCGGAGCATTGAACGTTTCTTTTTCAATAAACATTCGGCTTATTCCCTCGTGCAATAAGCAATGCCCTAATTCATGTGCGCAAATGAATTTCAATGAATCGGTATCGGTATTGGCATCAAGTAAAATAGTTGTTTCAGTGAGGTTACTATTATCAATTGCCAGTCGCATCCCTTTTATAGTTCCAGGTAATGGAACATATTCAACTTTCACACCTAAAAAATCACAGACATCGAATGGATCGGTACTGATATTATCAGCAATATCATAGACGATGTCTAATATTCTTTCATTTACCCAAGCCATAGATCACGCTCATTTCTTTTCGATTTGATTGTCTTTAGCTTCTTTCATGCGTTTCCAAAATACGCCAATTACAATGTCGTTTAACTGTTTCTTTTCTTCTTCAGTAAGTTTGATGTCGCCATAGTACATTTCTTGCTGATTATCCAAAAACTTTTTTAAATCTAATTTATCTTGTTCATTAGCCCAGTCAGGAACAGAAAGATTACTCAAACCTAAAAGGTGGTCTACTGAAACGTCATAGAGAACTGCAATATCGGAAATCATATCTGTATCAGGTTTCCGATAGTTACGTTCATATCCGGACAAAGCACCGGCAGTAATGCCTAGTTTTTCAGCAGCATCTTTTTGAGTTAAATTTGTACGTTCTCTAGCTTTTTTTTAATTCTCTTCCTAAATCGCTCATTGTAAGCACCTCGTTAACTTGATACTAAAATAGTAACATGATATAAACAATATGTTTAGTTTTATTAACGAATCGTTTACTTTTGCCCTAAAAAACCTTGACTAAACGAATCGTTTATTTTATAGTGTAATTAAGTAAACGAATTGTTTATTAATAGGAGGCCAAAATGAAGATTTATGAAAAGATAGAAATGATTAGAATAGAAAAAAGAATTTCTAAAAAAAAGTATTGCAGAAGCATTTGGATTCACAGCACCATGGTATTCAAAGATATCTAACGGAGAAATAAATATTAAAGCGGACGATATACAAAAGTTTGCTGAGATATTAGAAGTTGAAAGTAATATTTTTTTTTGATCAAAGATAAGCGAATCGTTTACAAAAGTGGGTTGGAATAGGAGGAGTTAGTTTGATAGATACATATAAAAGCTTAGAAGTGAAATCTGTGTTTCAGATTCCAGATGGGATGGTGTTGGTTGCTGAAGCTGAACTTTATCAGTTAGAAGAAAGTAGTTTGTTAGGGAAAACCTGGACCATGAAAGATTTAGAAAAACGTGTTCAAAGACAATCCAAATGGATAAAAGAAAACATTTTGGAAAAACCTTTGTTTAAAAAATATCTCGATGTTGAAAATGGCGGGTGTGTATTTTATCCGACACCTGGAACAGGTGAAAAATGGTCGTTTCAAGCAAAAGGGATGGCTGATTTTTTAGATCAGCATTTTTCGGAAATCTATTCCAGATAATAAAAGGAGGTGAGGACAATGCCTATTATTTGGTATGCAGGATTATACACATTAGGAGCAATGATAGTAGCTCGTATGATTTATATCATAGTTATTCAAGATTTGATTGAGAATAAAGGGTCGAAAGTACGTTTCGAGAGGATTATGCAAGAGATTGAACTAGAAAGAACTTATCTTAAAAAAAGACAATAAAAAACGCCGCTTTACGAGAGCGGCGCTGAACAAAATAACTATAGTTAGTATAACACAAATGGCGAAAAGAGGTTTCTAATTTGGCAGAAAAAAAAGAATTAAATGGAGTTTTATCAGAAGGATTTGGTTTTGCACCTAAGCAGGTCTTTAAAGACGATCGATTGAGTATAGAAGCCAAAGCTATCTATGGCTTTATCGCTTCTTATGCTGGCGCTGGAGCAACGGCTTATCCAAGTGTGTCATATATTTGTGCGAAATTAAAAATAGGCGAAAAAAGATTTTATAAATATCGAAAAGAACTTGTGGCCTGCGGTTATTTAAAAGTGAGTAAACGTTTTAATAACAACAGAAATAAATCAAACATGTATGAAATTGTACTAGGTAATATTCTTTTAGCCGATGTCGAAAAAAAGGAAGAAGATAATTCTCAAAATCAAACTGATAGCAACGATATTGATAACGGTCAATTTGATAGTGGTCAATCTGACCCCGGTCATTTTGAACACAGTCAAAACAGAGGAACTAATAGTAACAGTATTAATAGTAACAGTATTAATAATAACAGTAATAAAAAAGAAAAGAGAAAAAAGAAGTCAGTGAATAAATTCACTAACGACTCCAGCGAATTACAATCAGCAGAATTACTTCTGACGATGATTCGAAAAATTAATCCGAAATATAAAAAACCCTGACCTACAAAAATGGGCTGATGTCATACGACTGATGATTGAACGAGACGGACGTAATCTGGAGGATATTAGAAAAGTTATTATTTTTGCACAGACTAATAAGTTTTGGCAGGTCAATATTTTAAGCACACAAAAACTTCGAGATAAATTCGACATACTCATGACTCAAATGTTAACCGCAAAACGACAAACAGGAGGGCAATACAATGCAAATAATCAACGAAACAAGCCTCAGCAAGCTAAGCAGAGCAATTTCCAACCGGGCACGCCCGATTGGTGAACACTGTGATGAACATCCGCATGTACACAAATGGGAGCTGGATAACGAAGATGGCTCGAAATTTATTTACTGCCCAATTTGTGATCGCGACAAGAGAAATAGGGAACAGCAAATGGAAGTTATGGAAAGGCTGTTGGTGAACAGTAGAGGACGTTTAGAGCCTAAACAACATAACTACAGCATGCTACGTAAAAAATCGCTTGTAGGAGATGTCAGTACGTATAGAGCGAGTATTTCAAGCTATGTTACAAAACAACATGAACAAGAACAGGCAATTGAAACGTCAAAAGAAGTTATTAAACGAGCGATTAAGGGTGAAGCCTTCAGTTACTGGCTTATCGGTAATGCTGGTGTTGGTAAGTCTCACATTGCTTGGGGCATCCTCAACACGATTAATGAATATACAAAGGCTAATAAAAAGTGCTTGTACCTCAATGTTCCAAAAATGTTTGATAAAATCTATCACTCGTTCAATAACAAAGAATCAAATACAACACAATCGTATTTTATTGAGTTAGTGACAGAGGCTGATGTTGTCGTACTCGACGATTTAGGTGCTGAAACAGGTACCGTCAATTCTAACAACGCAGCATCGAACTTTACGACAACGGTTTTAAATAAAATTACGTCAGAACTACAGACAAAACCATCGATTATCACAACTAATTTATCAAAGGATGAACTGGTGAATATGTATGATGCTAGAACGGTTTCTCGGTTGATGGCTAACATCAAAATTACAACATTTAAAAACACACTCGATTATCGAGTAAAGGCGGTTGATTGGTAATGAACAAATCATATGGAACGGTAACTGTTAATAATCAAGTAACAGCAAATTGTATCAGTAAAGCAGCGATGTTTGATTTAATTACAGAGTTTATTCATTCAGACACGCAAAGAGAGATTAGTTTTCAAAGAAAAAATGACGAACCGTTGTTTATCCAAAAAGGCATTAGAAAGGGTGGTTTGAAATGATAAAGCCTCAATTTATTGGTTATGATAATGAACCATTTTCAATCATTAATTGGTTGGTGGATGGTGTAGCAACTTTTAAGACCGTTTGTTATTCCGCTGCAGAGGAGACAGAGGCAATTAAAAATTATAACAATGGAACGAGCGGTTTTTGTGAACTAGCAAACGACTGTGATATAGAAAGGGTGTACATATCATGAGAAATGATTTAATCAAAAATGTAAGGAATCGTGTGGAGTCATTGCTAGGTGAAAAAGTAACGTATTTGACGATTAGAGCCTATCATACTGAATATGATCGCTATTTAATAGAAACCGTCAATGGTGTATATACCTTGCAAGGCAAGCGTTTAAGAAAAACGAAAATAGCTGGAACGATGTCCGATTCATAAGACATGAAAAATGAAGTGGAACATGAGAGTCCGAGAAATTATAAATGTTTAGTGTAATTGGATAATATTGAAAAGGATGGTGACTAATGAAAAATGAAAAAAAGAAAGTAGTAGTTGAATCAGACGGAGTCTATGTGAAGTTGAATGGAGAGTTAACTAAGGTGTGTCCAGTGCCTTCCACAGGTTTTGGACAAACAGATATTAAATGGATTAATTACGAACCAACAACAATGACAATGGCGACAACTTATAAAGTTAAGGAGATGAAATAGACTTGGAAAATAAAAGATGCTGTAGTGAGTCAGGTAATCGGTATTTTAGTGAATAGTAATATGAATGCTAAGGAAGCCATCGAAGTATTGGAAAAAGCGAATGCTCTGTTTCTAGAAAGAAGTTGGCACACAGCATCTGAGGGCTATGTGCCAAAAAAAGTTAATTGATCATATCAATAATTGTCGTTATTGATTGAGTAGGAAGAATAAACGGTGTATTTTTCGAAGTAATTGTATTTTCAAATGTAAAGGAATGGTCCTTGTACTCCAATCGATCACTCATATAACAACGTGTAATTCGAATGAAATTGAAATGAATTAAGTTATTTAACACATTTGGGTACTCTTTTTGAATGTTATAAGCAGAAGAATCTATTTCAAAAGTTGTTGCATCATTTGAAAAAGAAATAGTATCGAATCCATCAATAATTATATCAGAACCATCATTTATACAAATTTTCAATACTGCATCCATGTTAATCACCTCACTTTCTCTAGTTAGTATAACAAAAAACACTTATCTCGGATTTAAACCATTGAAATATATTATGGTTAGTTCTGAAATGTTAACAACGAAAATGGTTGGAATTTATAAAGTTAGGGAGTTGAAATGTAATGAAAACAGCAATGGAAGTGGAAGTGAGTAACGAAAAAAGAATAGTTGAAGCTTTAGAGAGCATAGAAAAGCACCTTAGCACTTTGGCGAAAGATACTAAGGCAAATAAAGAGTTGCGCATAGAAAATAGGGATTTATTTGCTGACTTAGAGAAGAAAATAGAAGATCTAGCAAAGAATCCTTTTAACTTGAGTGATTAGATAAAAGAAAGGGGAAAGTTAAATGTCTTATCAAGCAGTTTACTTTGTGAACAATATTTTCAGAAAAAAAATAGTAAGCATTGTTGAATCTAACGACATAAAAATGCTATTGGATGAGAATGAAATTAAAGAAATAAGACATACAGCTGGAATACCTAAGTATAAAAAGTTATATATATTATTAGAAAAAAATGTATTTGAAGTGTAATTAGTTAGTTCCTGAAAGTAGTTTTACAACGATTTCACTCCCGATAGAAGAAAGCATGTTTAACGATACACTAGTTAATTTTTCAGTTGCTGATTTTGTTTTAGCCCAGACAGTATCATCTCTAATCGTATCCAAAAAAGCATGTCCATCCCAGGTTAGCGAGGATATACGGCATGAATATAGTTTGTTGCTCGCATATTTGAACGTGACATTTACGAAGTTTGCTTCTTTTAATTTTTCTAAGGTGTATATAATTTCATTTTCAGTATAAACTGTAGGGAAATTTAAACTCTGCAACGATAGAGTAGTGTTGGCTTGTTCTTCAATAGCCATTAAAACATCTCTTACACACTCATGATTAAGTTTCATTTTTTCACCACCCTCTAATAGAATTATAACAAAAATACGTATATCTGGTCGAAACACTCGAAGGATATTAAAGGATAATCATTATGGTTATCCTTTAATATCCTTTTTTATTTTATGAAAGGAGGAATAATTATGAGTAGAAAAGAACAATTTAGCGATTTGCTTTTTGAATATGCTGTTTGTAAAAGGTACGTCAATAGAGAAGCAAACAAAAGAACGGAATCAACCGAGAAAACGTTGTTGAATAGTATGGCTCGTGATTTAGGCGAAGCGATGGAATACATGGAGACAGGTATCGATCCGTGGAATTATAAAAGCGAAGCGAGTGCACCTAAAAGAAGGATTACATTAATTGCGGATGAACATTTGCTATCGGTATTAAAAAGTCAACAAGCTCCAATAGAGGAAGAATTGGAAGCCAATACGTTTGATGAAGCATTATTGAACGACTTACTAAAAAATTTGAGCGCACGTGAAAAAGAATGTTATCTATTAATTAAACAAAGTTTATTTTCATATAACGCAACAGCTGATTTGCTGAATATTAGTGTAGGTGCTGTTGAGAGATTTGTCATTCGCGCGACTGCGAAGATAGAAAAAAAAATAAACAAAATAATCCATTTGTTGAATTAAAGGAGTGGTAAGTGTGAATTTTGTTGAACCAATACGAGATAAGAATGTTATACGTGAAATCAAAAAATATTTATTAATTAAAGATAGCGGTGGACGTAATTATACGTTATTTGTACTAGGCATTAACGTTGGATTACGTATTAGTGATCTTTTACTTTTAAAAGTAAAGGATGTTAGAGGCGATTATATTAATATTCGAGAAAAAAAGACCGGAAAACATAAGAAGATAAAATTAAATAAAGAAGCAAGAAAAGCTGTCAGCCGCTTTATCTATAATAAAAGCGATGATGATTGGTTATTTGCCAGTAGAAAAGGTTATGCTGCAATATCAAGAATTACAGCTTATCGTATTTTAGTTGATATCCAAGAGACCTTTAAACTAGGAAACCTCGGGACACATAGTTTACGTAAAACATTTGGTTACCACTTCTACAAGGAATATAAAGATGTAGCTGCCTTGCAAATTATTTTTAATCATGCGGACCCTAAAATAACGCTAAGGTACATTGGTATTGAACAAGATGGATTAGATACGATGATGGAAGGATTCGGTTTATAAATATAAATATAAGTATAAATTTATATTTGAATATGGGTATAATTGGTATAAGGGGGAGTTTATACTGAAAAATTTAAAGTTAAAAATAATACGAATTGTTTGTATTCTAATGCTCGTGGGAGTGTTAGGAGTAGAATTGTACAATCACAAAGATATATTTTTCAATAAAGAAAACGAATTTCAATGGCAAGGAATTACTGCGATTTCAGCATTTTTCGCATTTGTAGCTAGTTTATGGTCTAATTATAAAACGCGTGAATTAAATAGAAAAACAATTAAGGGGAATTATCTATATAATAATAGATTGAAAATTATAGGAGATATACAAAGCGACTTTGCTCAATATGTTTTAACTTCAAACGAAATAATAAAGAAAAAAAGAAACGATGCAGGAGAACAATAATGAAATAATACAAATAAATAAAATAATCACAGAGATAAATTCTTTTGAATACGAGTACAGAGACAGACAAGATGAAATTATTCATGAGGGATATGAATCAAATTATATTAATGAATATGGAGATGAAACATTGGGTTATAGTCCTGAAGTGACAGCTGGGGAAGTAATAAACGTGAATCGTGATGATTATAATATTAAACACAACGAACTCAATATCTTAAAAAAGGGCTTAGAAACATTCGATTCTGAAGTTAAAGAACTATTGAAAAATTTAAGAGGAATTAAAATCCAATTATCACTAAAATTGATTAAAGACGAAGAAATAGTAGTGTTAAAAAAATTAGAAAAACATTGTGTATTTATTTCAGCGGAGAATAATTGTGAAATGCAATTAATCGAATTAGAAGCACTTATTGAGACATTCAAGAAATTTTTCAAAAAAGAATGGGATTTTGCAGAAAGCATTACTTGAAAATGAATCGGAAGTATACGCACGTTTATTAAAAGGAGATTAAATGATGGAGAGAGCGGCATTTGTAATATCGATATGTGCCTTTGTTACAGGACTTATTACCACAATTATTAATTTGATGAATTACAAGGTGAATAATAGTCCGAGTTTGAATTGGAGCTCGTGTTTAAAGGCTGTGGATAGTAATTTATCTATAAACTATAATGCCGAGGTTAACTTGACTATAGAAATGGAAAATCCAGAAAAAATTCAAATGCTAATATTTATATATCAGCAAGATAACGAAGTGCATACAAGTAAATTGTTAGTAAATAACAAAGAAACAAGTATTGAATTGAAAATTCCGTTTAATCATTGCGGTAAATATAAACATACGAGGTTATCAGTTTTTGGTAAAAGTTATTCAAATGTGTATTTTATAATAAGAAAAAATTGGTGGGGATGATGAATTCGCTTGGTTCAAAGGGAAAACAACTTATTGTTTTTATTTTGAACCTAAGGCGCTAAAGTACAAAAGATTATTGAGAAAAGCAACGGATAATAATAATACATATATAAAAAGGAAAGGTAAAACTAACGAAGAAATAAGAGTGAAAACAGAAGAAGTTGCTCTCTCTGATGATATAAACAAAAAACAAGTATTAATGGATGAAATAGATAAACTCAGCATAAGTAGAGATGAAGTACGGTATTAAAAAAAGCACCTATGTGGTGTTTTTTTTTATGCTCAGATACTTTAATCCTTAAAACCAAATAGTCACTCAAATGAACAACGTTACATTCAAAAAGAAAAACGACGCTAACTATTGGGACAGAAAGGGTTTGATGATTTGGCGAAAGTGTACAGTTTATAAGATATGTTACATTCGCAGAGCACTTTTGTCATATGAATGCGCCATATAGTGTAAGGGCAATTTAAAAGCATTGTCCCAAATGTGATAAAAAATTCAATTTGAAATATTGAGGAGTGAGCGTGTGAATGAAGTAGATGATATTCAAAAAGAAATCGTTAAGATGATGTCGACGAGTGGGCTGGATGTAAAGGAACGCGCTGCAGTTCTTACATCAGTCATGTACGTTCATCTCAACTTTGAAAGTAGCAAGGCAATACTTAATCCGTTGGGAATCAAAACGAATACGCTGACAGTTGAAGCCGTCACATCCATTCAACAACTCTTAACGCTTCAGTACATGGAGACAGAGCATTCAAAGCAACAAGTAGATAAGGTCATTGCTGAATCAGAAGATGCAATAGCAAACAGTGAAAGATTATAAGGGTGTGATAGAGAGTGTCCAAAGAGTATGCAGAATCGTTCTATCAATCAATGGCATGGAAGAAGTGCCGCAGAGGTTACATCGATTCAGTCGGTGGACTGTGCGAACGATGTCTTAGACGAAAGAAGTTTAAACCAGGAAAGATAGTTCATCATATTAAATACATCACAGAGGAGAACATAGATGATGTATATATCACGTTGAACTGGAGTAATCTTGAATATCTTTGTCAAGACTGTCATAACCAAGAACATCATGCGAATGTAATGGTTGATAAAGGCTTAACCTTTGATAAAGAAGGCAACCTTATTCAACTAAGCCCCCCTTCAAATTGATTTTTAGTTTTTGGATAAACACCGGAGGGTAAACTTTTTTGTAACGCGCAGGGCGTTTTCTACATGAGGGGGGGTGTAGGACGAGTGACAACGCTCGTGTGCGGTTTTTAAAAGGAATACGCGTAATTAATCGTGAAAAAACAGAATTGATTAGGGGGGCATATATGGCTGTTTTTAAAGTGGTGTCTGGTTTTCCCGCAAGTGGAAAATCAACGTACGTAAAAGCGAATAAAGGGAAGGAGGATGTCGTTTTCGATTACGACGAAATCATGTTGGCTTTAACAAATGGTGAACGGTGGCATTCGTATGAATCAGTTCACGAATATGTGTTGGGCATATTAGATAGTATTATTACAACTGCAAAATTAGACAAAAGCGATCGCGTGGTTTGGTTAATACGCAGTGTTCCTGATGCAGCATTTTGTGAGAAGTTGAAAAGCGAAGCTGTCAGATACTATTATATGAACGAAACGGCAGCGACATGTTTCGAACGTATTAACAAAGATCCTGTTCGTAACTTATCAGAGAAAAATTACGGAAGCATTATGTTATCTATTCAGCAAAGTGCTAAAAAAGGAGTGTTTTCAAAATGTGAATTTATTAATAACGAGTGAGGTGTCCTGAATGAAAAATAAAACGAAAATCAAGCGGCGCTATGATAATCTAGTTAAAATATTCGATGAAATTCCAGAAGAAAAAGTCAGAGTGGCCAAACCACTTATGCAGCGACTGGCATTCATGCAGGTGACATTAGAAAAACTGGAAGAAGAAGTTAATGAGTACGGCCCTATCATTTTAATGGAGAACGGCAAACAAGTGATGAACATTGAGAATCCAGCCCAGAAGTCATACAACGCAATGATTAATCGCTACAATGCGATGTATTCGAAAGTATTAGACTTATTACCTAAAAACGAACTGACATCCATTGAAACGGATGATGGGTTCGATGCTTTTGTAGGTGAACGTGGTGAGTAAGCAAGATCACTCTTTGCGGCTAGATGAAAGTTCGATTTACTTGTATTGGAAAACGTTCAAGCAAAATGGTGGCACTGAAATTGTGAGTAAAAAGATTTACCGTACGTACCGAAAACTAGTGAAAGATTTACATGATGTCGAAGGTGAATATTATTATAGCCATGATCGTGCGCAGCATGTTATTGACTTTATCGAAAAGTATTGCAAACACTCCAAAGGTAAAATGGGTGGAAAACCAATTGTTTTGGAATTATGGGAAAAAGCGATGTTGGCTTCTATCTTTGGTTTTATAGATATCGAAGGCAATCGGAAATACCAAAGAGCCATTTTGATTATTGGAAAAAAGAATGGTAAATCGTTAATCGCATCTGCAGTTGCACTTTATTTACAAGTTGCAGATGGTGAACCTGGTGCCGAAATATATGCGGTGGCCACAAAAAAAGACCAAGCAAAAATCATTTGGAATGAGTCGCGCAGCATGGTGCGTAAATCGCCGGCACTGCGTAAGCGAATCAAAACAAAAGTCGCTGAAATATCGAGTGAAGAATTTAATGATGGCGTTTATAAGCCGTTAGCCAGTGACAGTGATACGCTCGATGGTTTAAATGTTCATGGCGCATTGATGGATGAATTTCACCAGTGGAAACACGGCCGACCTCTTTATGACATTATTGTTGATGGTATAGCTGCCAGAGAGCAGCCACTTATTTTTATGACATCAACTGCAGGTGTTATTCGTGAAGATATTTACGATGAGATTTATGATGAAGCCGAGATGACCATTTCAGGATATGACTTAGACGATGGATACTCCGATGAGAGGTCTATTTTTTTTTGTGTATGAATTGGATAAGCGAGAGGAATGGAAGGACGAGGATTGTTGGAAAAAGGCAAATCCTGGACTGGGAACAATTAAAAACCTCCGAACCTTACGTGAAAAAGTAGGGAAAGCGAAACAAAACCTCCGGCTTGTTAAAAACTTAGTGTGTAAAGAGTTTAATATTCGTGAAACAGCCACAGAAAGTTGGCTAACCTTTAACGAGTTGAACAATGAAGCAACGTATGACCTCGCTAAATTAAAGCCTCGTTATGGTGTGGGTGGTGTCGATTTATCTCGCACGACCGATTTAACGTGCGCCACAGTTATTTTTAGAGTTGCGGGGGATCCAACGATTTATGTTAAACAAATGTATTGGCTCCCAGAAGATATTTTTCAAGAACGTATTCAAGACGATAGAATACCCTACGACAAGTGGAAAGATGCCGGACACTTAAGGTTGAGTCAAGGTAATAAAATTGACTATCGCGACATTACGGAGTGGTTTTTAGAAATACAAAACACGTATGACATCTATTTATTCAAAACGGGTTATGACAATTGGAGCTCTACTTACTTTATTAAAGATATGGAGTCCAATTTTGGTAAAAACTCGATGGACCAAGTTATGCAAGGTAAACGAACGCTTTCAGGTCCAATGCACAACTTAGGCGCAGATTTAGCCTCTAAAGTAATTAATTACAACAACAACCCTGTTCTGAAGTGGTGTATGTCGAATACAACGATTGAAGTGGATAGGAACGGAAACATTCAACCAGATAAAGGTAAAAATAAGAAACGTCGTATCGATGGATTAGCAAGTCTTTTAGACGCGTATGTTATTTACGAACGCTATCTGGAAGAATATGAGTCTGTCATTTGATGTGAAGGGCGGTGAGAAATTGGGTTTGTTTAATTTTAAGAAGAAAACAAAAGAGAAAACGACAGAAGTCAGTTCATATCAAATGATGAGTGACACCGGGACTGGTTATTATTCATGGAACGGTGACATTTACAAGTCTGATATTGTTCGGTCAGCAATGCGGCCTAAAGCACAGACCATTGGTAAAGCCGTTGCTAAACATATGAAAAAAGATGCTGATGGTAAATTAATGGTGAACGACGATCCTTATATGCGCTTTTTATTGGAAGAACCGAATGAGATGATGACCATGCAACTGCTACTTGAAAAATTAGCGAATCAACTTGAACTGAATGGGAATGCTTTTGCGTTAATCGATAGAGATGAGAATGGTTATCCGGTTAGATTATATCCGCTAGTAGGTACGCAGTTCCGATTGTTACAAGGCGAACAAGGGACCTTATACTTAAACTGCTTTTTACTAACTGGCAAACAATACACGTTTAGATACGCTGATATCATCCATTTAAGAAAAGATTTTAATGATAATGATTACTTTGGCGATAGTTTAGCACCCGCATTGGCACCTTTGATGGAAATCGTTAGCACGACGGACCAGGGAATTGTTAAGGCCATCAAAAATTCTAATGTCATTCGTTGGCTATTGAAATTTAACCAGGTACTTCGTCCAGAAGATATTGAAGAAAATACAAAGGCATTCACAAAAAAGTTTTTTTATCGGAAGAAGCTGAATCTGGAGGAGCTGCCGGTGTAGATACAAAAGCAGAAGCTATTCAGATAGAGCCAAAAGATTATGTGCCGAATGAACGTCAAATGGCTGTGACTAAAGAGCGTATTTATTCATTGTTTAATTCAAATGAAAAGATAGTGCAATCTAAGTACACAGAAAACGAATGGATTAGTTACTATGAAAGCCAAATCGAACCGGTCTTGATGCAGTTATCCGGACAATTTTCAGTGAAGCTATTTAGTCGACGTGATCGTTTTGACGGCAATTCAATTATTTTTGAATCATCAGCACTTACATTCGCGAGCATGAAAACAAAACTCGGATTAGCAGCATTAGTTGATCGCGGTGTTTTAACGCGTAACGAAATGAGGAGTTACTTTAACTTGTCACCTGTTGAAGGTGGTGATGTGATGGTCCTTCGATTAGATACAGCTACTTTGAGAGAAGGTAAAGGAGGTGATGAAGAAGATGCCGAAGATTAAAATTTCAGGTGTAATTATCCCTAATGATTATCAAGAATTGTATGACTGGCTTGAAATTGAAGGAACAAGTCCACGAAAAGTGGCCGAAGCACTTGAAAGTAATGCGAATGAAGATGTTGACGTTGAAATAAACTCGCCGGGTGGCGATGTTTGGAGCGGGTCAGCTATTTACACAATGCTGAAGCAACATGAAAAAACAGTAACCGTTTCAATTGTTGGCTTGGCCGCAAGTGCCGCATCGGTTATTGCAATGGCTGGTGACGTTGTTAAGATGTCACCTACCGCACAATTCATGTGTCACAACGCTTCTGGTACGCTATCAGGCGACAAGAACGATATAGAGTCGGGCTTACAAAAGTTAAAGTCCGCTGACACGGCTATAAAAAATGCGTATATCATTAAAACAGGTTTATCAGACGTCGAGGTCCATGAAATGATGAATAAAACGACTTGGTTATCGGCGAATGAAGCAAAAGAAAAAGGCTTTGTTGATCAGGTTATGTTTGAAGAAAAACAAGATTATGCATTTACTGCCAATTATGGCAATCTACCTTTCTCTGCCGATAAAATAACTGAATTAAAATCCTTAATGGATAAAGAAAAAGGAGCAATTGCCAACGGCGGCGATGCTTCTTTTTTAGTGGCACAAAGTCGATTGAACCTACTAAAAATTAGAAAAGAGGAGAAATAATTATGACTAAACAAGAATATTTAGCAAAACGAACTGCAATGGTGAATGAAGCGCAAGGGCTTTTAGATGCATCTAATCCAGAAGACGCTAATCTTAAAATGAAAGAAATTGAAGTGTTGGATGCTCAATTTGAAGAATCTGCAAAAATGGCAGCGAACTTAGCGGCATTAGATAACAAGGTGCAAAGTCATAATCCGATTAATGGTCTAGAAAACGTGAGCCAAATCGGTCAGGCAGATTTGTCTACCGCAGTGGGTCCAGCTTTAGGTAATGCGTCTTATGAAGAAGTGTTTGCAAAGGTTTTGATGGGTCGCGATTTAACAAATTTAGAAATTGAAGAATACGAGCGAATGAACAATACAACATACGTACATCAAGCAAAAGACCAAGAAATTCTTGTTCCAGAAACAGTTGTAGGTAACATTATTGGTTTGATTAGCGCGCGTCATCCGTTCTTTGGCGAAGTTCAAAAATTGAACATTCCTGGTAAAATCTCAGTAAAAAAACATACTGAAATTACTGAAGGTGATGCTGCTTTTGTAGATGAAGGCGAAGAAGGAAATGACGAAAAGAACAAATTCGAAGAAATTGTCTTGAGCGGATTTGAAGTTGTTAAAAATGTAACAATCTCATTTAAATTAGAAGCCATGAGCATCAAAGAATTTACAGCTTACATTCAAAGAGAAATTGCGACACGAATCGGCCATACCTTAGGAAAAGGCATTTTCACCGGGACCGGAGTTAAACAACCGAAAGGTGTATTAGTAGAACTCGCAGGCACCTCTCAGACGATGGAAACAAGCGAAGGTGGAAAAGTTAGTTATACAGATTTAACAAGCATGCGTTCGAAAATTGCGTCTGATTTTTCAGATGGATTAAAGTATTATGCGAAATCAGAGACGATTTGGAATCAATTAGCAAATGTCGTTGATCAAACGGGACGTGCCATTTTCATTCCAGTGCCATCTGCCGGCGGAGTCGGTACAATCTTCGGTGTTCCAGTTGTTGAAGATGATGGCGTTCCAACAGATGAAATCGTTCTAGGGAACCCAGCTAACGGTATTATCTGCAACACCAATAAACCACTCTCAATCGAAACAGAACGTCATCTTAAAAAACGCGAGACCTTGTATCAAGGCCATACCATTATTGACTGGTCAGTAACACAAGAAAAAGCCTTCGCACATCTTACATTAAAAGCTGTAGAAGAACCAACACCGCCGTCGGGGGAGTAACACCCCCTCTTGAAAAAGAGGTGATTACCCCTAACGAAAGTTGGACGGTCGCACAAATTAAAACGTGGTTAGATGAGCGAGAGATTGAATACGTTCCAAGCGATAATAAAGCAACGTTGTTATCGAAGGTGGGCGTTGAAAATGTCTGATGATTTAATAGCAAAACTGAAAGGCCACATTCAACTAGAAGGGGACATGGACGAATCCATGCTCCCTTTTTATGTTGAGGCCGCTACAAACTATGTGAATAAATCTACAGGTTCTGATGAGCCTTATTTAATTGTGATGATTGCGGCTTTGATGTTTGAATATCGTGTGTCAGAAGATGGCTTAAAGAAAGCGCTAAAAGCAGTCGAGCCATTATTAATTTTGGAGGTGTTAGCCGGTGGCAAAACGTCTGACAAATAGGTTGAAGTGGCGTGCAGCGTTGATGGAAATTATAGCTGATAAAGATGCCAACGATCGTCCAACACAGACGTATCGAAAGAAACGTGATTTGTTGTATGAAGAACTTGGTATTTTAGCAGAAGAAAAATATCTATCACAACAAGCTAAAACAAATGTTGTTTTACGTATAAAAGTACGATGGGACCCCTTGATCACTGAAAAAAAGTCAGCCGTATGTATCAATGATGTCAATTACAACATTACACGTATCTTTACAAACAGGACATTGCGAGAAATGGAGTTGAGTTTGGCTTATGTCGATTAGCAGTAAAGAATTTGTCATGTTACTAAAAAAGACACCTTTTCCAGTGTTTCGAGATAAAGCGCCCAGCAACACCGCTTATCCGTATATCGTTTACACGTATATTAATCAAGACTACAAGCGCGCATCAGGGTCAATATACAGGGTGTTTCCTAAGTACCAAGTGTCATTGTTTACGACTGGAGTCGAAGATGAATTTAAAGCGATTAGAGATGCTCTGAACGAAAGAAAGGTCCTTTTTTCACCGATGAATAGTATTCAAGGTGATGAAAACGATGAGACGGTGACTAATTTCTATATAACGGTTGGATGTGTTGAAGATGTCGTCTGATGGCAATGGTTTTGCAGGAATGGCCGATTATTTAGGCAAGTTATCTGATGTGGCCGAAAGTGACATTACATTGAAATCGCTAGAAGAAGCCGCGACCTACTATGTCGAACAAATGATACCACGAATTCCAAAAAGTCTTAAGACAAAAAAAACACATGCGTGATCACGTGAAAGTCATCATCGAAAATGAACAAATTAGAGTCGTATTTGAAGATACGGCTTTTTATTGGCGTTTTGTTGAAAACGGTACGGTCAATCAACGTGCACAAAGTTTCGCTTCAGGAACCTATGCGCAAAACAAAACAAAAATTGAAAGTTTAATGAGTAAACAACTATTAAAGGAGATGAGTAATTATGGCCGCTAATCAAAAAGTGTATTTTGAAGGCATTGATGACATCATGATTGTCATGATGAAAGAAGAAGATACGATTGCAACACCACCGGTTTATGACGAGCAACTGTATCGTTTACCGATTGCTACTAAGTTAGGTGTTAAAGGGAACGGTTCAACTAAAGTGAAGTATGCCTCTAGTAAGGTTTTTCGTCGTGTTAGTCGCGAAACCGAACATGAATTATCACTGGAGCATGTCGGTATTCCAATCGAAGTGCTCGATAAGATACAAAATGTCATTTCAAATAAAGGTGTCGTATTTAAACGTGCGATGGCCACTGAGTTACCTTATTTTGCCTTCGGTTTTATCGGCCGAATTAGTGATGGTGAGCGAATGGCTGTTTGGTATCCAAAAGTTCAAATGGTTAATGCGACGGAGTCTGAATACGTCACTGCTGAAGAAGATGACGAGATTAAAGATGTTAAAGCGACATTTACTGCGGGCGCTTTATTATTTAATGATGTCTTGAATTCAGCGTATGACAGCACTCGCATGGATACAGATATGATTGATCTCGCAACGTTTATTGAAGAACCAATCTACGAAGAAAAACAATTAAATATTCCAGAACCACCTGCTGGAGGTGATGAATAATGGCCAAACTATCAGATTTAGTTAACGTCAGTCATAACAGTGACGTAGTTACCATTCAAAAGGCTGAAATTCCTATTTCATTTGGGATGGAGTCAATGGAGTATATCGGTGATGTATACGGTGAATATGCCCAGTTTGAGCGGGACATTAATGAATTTCTGAAAGAAGGAACCATTACTTTTAAAAGTTCAACATTGAAAATTATACGTGCATTGATTTACGGAATGGTGCGCTCCGGTGGAACAGAATGTACACCGGAAGAATTAAATGCGTCTATGCCATTTAATACGCTACCAGCTATTTTTGAAACATGTCTGGATGTATTTACGCGCCAGAATTTTCAGGAGTCTGACTTAAAAAAATAATGAAAGTCACGAACGAACAACAGAAGAAAACAGATGCAACGTCCGAGGAATTAGTTACCCCCTGGGACGTTTATTTGCATGTTGCGGTGTCCCTCCTACATTGGGATATCGCTTTTTTTCTTAAAGCATCTCCTCGTTTTTGGCTTGTTTCATACATTAAATATTTGGAAATGCAAAATGGTGAACTTTTTGAAGAAGAACAGGTACTCACTATTGATAAAGGCTCGTTTTGGTAGGAGGTGAAAAAAGTGGGGACAAAAGAAGAAAACGTCGTACTTAATTTCAAGCAGACCGGTCAAGTAGAGTTTGCACAAAATGCGAAACAACTAAATAAAATCATGAACGAAGCCGCGCAAAAATACAGAATGCAAACGAATGCGATGGGCACTGATGCCACCGCCACCGATCGATTGAAAGCGACGAAAGAAAAGTTAACACGACAAATCGAAGCAGGAACCAAGCGAACTGAAAAATTACGCCAAGAATACGAAAAATCAGTTAAAGAAACAGGCGCCTACTCTGATAAATCACTTAAATTACATGGGCAGTTAGCCAAGTCTGACAGCGCTGAAAAAGTATTAAAAGACTCGCTCGCAAAGACAAACCAAGAGTTAAAGAAGCAAGCGATTTACAGCGATGAACTAAAAGAAAAATTAAACAAAATGACTGAAGTTGGCAATAAAATGAAAAGTGTCGGGAAAACGATGTCGATGTATGTCACTGCGCCAATCGTTGCAGGTGTCGGTCTATCAATTAAGGCAGCTTCTGACTTCGAAAGTTCGTTCGCTGGTGTAAAGAAAACGGTGGATGAGGTTGTTGATAAGAACGGTAAAGTAACACTTTCTTATAAAGACCTTGAAGATGGTATTCGTAAAATGGCATTAGAAATACCTGCAGCAACGACTGAAATAAATGCAGTTGCTGAATCGGCTGGCCAATTAGGTATTAAAACGGAGAACGTTCTTTCGTTCACTCGGACGATGATTGATATGGGGCAAGCGACAAACATGAGTTCTGAGGATGCGGCCACCGCATTAGCAAAATTAGCGAATATCACGCAAATGCCACAAGAGAACTTTGATAAGTTAGGCTCGTCAATTGTTAATTTAGGGAACAACATGGCAACGACAGAGTCTGATATTGTCGAAATGTCTTTGCGACTGGCTGGTAGTTCTAAACAGGCAGGCATGAGCGAGGACCAAATATTAGCATTGGCTGCGGCCATGTCGTCAGTTGGTATTAATGCTGAAGCCGGTGGTGGTTCTATGTCGCGCATCATGCAGAAAATCAATAGCGACGTGATGAGTGGTGCTGGAAACCTCGAAAACTTTGCAAGTGTTGCGAACATGAGTGCTTCTGACTTTCAGAAAGCGTGGAAAGAGGATGCATCGAGTGCACTTGTTTCATTTGTTGAAGGACTGGACTCGGCCGGTAAATCAGGCGAGGATGTATCTGGCATTTTAAAAGACATGGGTATCCGTTCAACACAAGAAGTTGATACGATGCTACGTCTAGCTGGTGCCGGTGATGTACTAAGTGGCGCATTAGATACGTCGGCTGAAGGTTGGCGCGAAAACACAGCTCTCACTAAAGAAGCCGAGACACGCTATGCTACATTTGAGTCGAAACTTCAGATGGTTAAAAATAAATTTTCTGACATTATGATTACTGTCGGAGGACCTTTTATGGATGCTGTTGCGGGAATGTTGGATGGATTAACACCGATACTGAATGTTATTTCTTCAATCGCTACCAAGTTTGGTGAGGCTGACAAAAACACGCAACAAATGATTATGACGTTCGTTGGTATTGTAGCTGCTATTGGGCCGACCTTAATTATATTAGGTCAACTGGTAACTAGCGTTAGTGCGATTGTTCGAGTGGTTAAATCGCTACAGGTCGCTTTAGCATTAATGTCATTTAACCCGGTTGTTTTAGGAATTGGGTTATTAATTGCTGCGTTTGTTTTGTGTTACACAAAAATAGGCTGGTTCCGGGACGGCGTCAATATGTACATGAAAGGTGTTAAAGATATATTTGTCACGATTCTCAAGTTTATATCCGGCTTTTTCAAGTCGTCTTTTGGCGGAATATTAACTACTGTCAGTGATGTTTTTTCTGCAATGAAACGCTATTTTAATGGAATTATTGATTTTGTTGCGGGTGTCTTTACAGGTGACTGGTCCCGCGCTTGGGAAGGTCTCGTTAACATTTTCGGAGGCATCATGGACGGTTTAAGCGCGGTATTCAAAGCGCCACTCAATGCTGTGATTGGTATGATTAATGGGTTTATTGGTGGTTTAAATCATATCAAGATACCGGACTGGGTGCCTAAATTTGGTGGGAATAGCTTCTCAATCTCTCCAATTCCTTACCTTGCTAAAGGTGGTCATTTCTTAAATGGCCAAGCGATTGTAGGTGAAGCTGGACCGGAACTTGTTTCGAGTACAAATGGTAGAACTACCGTTACACCTCTATCTAATGATGAAAAAAGCAAAGGGATTGGTGGCAACCTTAAAGGAACAACCGTCGAACAACATGTTCATATTAACAGTATTAATACAGGTAGCATGAATGAGCTTGATCGTATGAATCGTGGCATTGCAAAAGCGGCACGTTTAAATAACTTCGGAGTAGGGAGGACGAATGCGTGAGTGTTCCTTATTTTATTTTTAACAATCAACACAGTTTGATTGATTATGACTGCATCATTGAAAATGAACTTCATGAAGTGTCTGCCGAAGAACGTGTTGAAGTTATCAAAATAACTGGACGAAACGGGTCCTTACATCGTTCATATGGCGATTATGATTCTTTCACCTATGAAATCAAAGATATAACCATTCCCTGCGACCGGTTGGACGATGTTCGAGGTTGGCTAAGGGGCTCTGGTGATTTAATTTTGCATACAGATAAAGACAAGTGTCGAAAAGCTCGTGTACTAATGGGCGCGCCTTTTCAGTACGAAAACGAGTGGGGTGTTTTCTATACGTTCAGTGTGAGCTTCGAATGTCAGCCCTTTAGATACAAGGTTGTGGACCCTGTGATTGACTTAGAAACAGGGGTCAATCGTCTATTCGATGCAGGCACAGAAAGTGCCAAACCAGTTTTTTATATTGAGTCGTTGGGTGGTGACTTAGTGTTCGTCATTAATGGTGACACGTTCTCATTAATGAACACAAAAGCGGGCTTCATTACATTAGATAGTGAGCTCGGACAAGCTATATTTGATGGTGCAATCGTTAAATCTAAAGGGAAATACCCACAACTGCAACCAGGTCTGAACGAAATAGAGGTGAACGGTGCTTTCAAGCGCGTGTCACTGCAAAAAAGGAGTGTTTGGTATTAACGATATTAGTTTATACGACGCAAATGAAGTTGATTTTACACACAATGGCTTAATAATGAAAGATTTTGAGGATGAACCAGAGGTTAAACGTGTTTTAAATGGCGCGTTTAGTTTCTTTGGTGTGTATGCGATGCATGGCCAACATTCCGAACAGCTGAAAGAAAACTGTATTTTAAAAGTTCTTTGTCCTGATCGAACGTGGCAGCTGTTTCGTATTCAAATCAAAGAAAAAAGTTTGAATACCATTGAACTTTCTGGGTTTCATATTTGTTATGATGCGAATCGAAACTTCATTTCTAATTTTTTTGAGTCTAATGGAAGTGGTGCTAAAATCATGGCCGGTCTGGAACAGTCGTTGGCTTTTAAACAACGGTTTTCATACGCGTCTAATGTCACAAGTACGCATCAGTTCACCGCGAAGCAAGGTTCACCGATAGACATTCTGATTGGAAGTAACAATGGTGGTCAGAACTTAACTGGCGTGACAGGTGGCGAGCTAGATATGGACCAGTTCAAGATTACGTTGAAAGACCGGCTCGGACAAGACCGCGGCTTTCGTGTCGATTTTGGCATTAACTTAGATAGTATCACCGAAACTGTCGATGTCACGACAATGGCCAACTCACTTTTTCTAGTCGGAGCAACACCTGAAGGCGATTATGATGTTGAACAGGACCCTATAACCTTCAGTTATTTAGAAGTTAAGGGCGTGACCGACGAAACTCGCATTATAAAAAAAACGTGAAAACGGAGACTGTAAAACCATTGAAGATTTGAAAAAATGGGGACAGTCTCTTTTTGATAAAGATAAAATTCATTTACCGAAAGTCACACATGAACTTTCAATTATTGATTTAGCTGGGACTGACGAGTACAAAGAATTTATTCGTTTAGTCGAATTACAGTTAGGCGATACTGTTCATTGTCAGCTACAGGAAATTGATATCGAAGTCGAAGAACGTTTGATCGAATACACTTGGTTACCGCGTACGGGAAACTATAAATCATTAGTTTTGGGCAATGATTTAGAAATGTACTCAAATACCTTCAACAATACGGTAGATAGCGTGCGAAAAGAGCTGAAACTGCAAAGTGAGGTGCTCTCAGAGAAGATTCTAAGCGCCTCAAATCTAATTACCGGTACAGTTGGTGGTTACGTTCGTTTCAGACCGAAGAATAAACCGTCTGAAATTTTGATTATGGACACTGACAACGTTAATACGGCCAAAGAAGTGTGGCGCTGGAACTTAGGCGGTCTTGGCCACTCATCAAATGGAGTGGATGGCCCTTTTAATGCGGCCATGACTGCAGACGGACAAATTGTGGCAGATGTAATTACTGCCGGCACATTTAACGCTGAAATGTTACGCGTTGGCTTTAATGGCATTGGTGATACATTGCAACTCGTGAATAATGCATTGGTGATTTACAATGCTAAAAATAAAATTATGGAACTGACAAAAACAGGTCTCGAATTTTGGAACGACGACATCCAACTCGCTCGAATTGGGACAGCAGGGAAAGTGGCCATTGCTGGAACGGCTGATTTTGGAAAAGATAAGACAGGCAAAGGAGCCTTTATTTCATTAGATACCGCGGCTGAACTTTTCCAAATTGATGATGGGAAAGGATATGGCATCGGTATATACAAAGGTGGACAAATTAACAGTGCGGTTGATCCAGATAATCCTGCAGGTTGGGTACACATGGGAAACATGGGAATTGACGGAACGTTAAACGTTAATAAACTGTTCGTTAACGGAAAAGAAGTCACTGGCGGAGGCTCAGGCGGTGGTGGAGGCGGTGGTACACCACCAAGCCTAACAACCGAACAAGAAAAAAACGCTTGGGCGATTTGGTCTTATCTCAAAGACAGAGATTGGTCCGAACAAGCAGTGGCCGGCGTATTGGGAAACATGGAACAAGAGTCGTACATTATACCCGACACTGAAGAAGGTAGCGGTGGCCCTGGTTATGGATTAGTGCAATGGACGTCTCCGAACGCTGGCGAAACCGGTCGAGCATACGTGCAACGTAAGCTGAAAGAAGCTGGTATTTCTGGCGACTATCGCACGATTAACGTGCAGCTCCAGTTATTGGAATGGGATATGTTAAACGGACAGTACATTCAAACATCCGATTATCCTTATAGCCCCACGCAATTTAAAAAATTAACGGATATCACGACGGCAACGGTTGCCTTCGAACGAAACTTTGAACGACCTGCGGTAACTCATCCAGAGCGTATTCCAATGGCGAAGGCTTGGTATGAAAAACTACATGGCTTAGTGGCCGCAGGAAAATATGGCATGCCTGTACCGGCCGGTTATCAAATCACGTCGTGGTTCGGCGATCGTGATGATCCAATGAATCCCGGTAATTTAGAAACGCATAAAGGGATGGACTTTGCAGATTCATTAGGAACAGCGATTTTTGCAGTAGAAGATGGCGAAGTTATTGCCAGCTTACCAACAGCTGAAAGTGGCGGGTTTGGTGAGTACGTCGTTATTAAGCACGCAGACGGCAATTTTACAGGATACGGCCATCTGAATGCTCGTTCAGTATCTACAGGCGCTAAAGTCAGCAAAGGGTCACAAATAGGCAACATGGGGACGACAGGGAACTCAACAGGTGTTCATCTACATTTCAGTGTTGGGACTGCACTGTGGGGACCGTATCAAGACCCCGCTCCGTTTCTTGGGCTAATACGACCGTAAATTATAAGGAGTGTGACACATGACAATCTACCAATTCAACTTAAGCACGACAGAGCCTAACAACTCTATCGGGCTTATTCGTGTACGACAAGACGATGATGAATCGCAAATTTTCAAAGTAACAATCTATGAAAACGGCTCACCTAAAAATTTAACCGGTGTTTTTGCGGAATTTAATATGGTTGATGCAAAGGACCACGTTATTGTTGATGAAGCTTATATCACAGATGGACCAAATGGTTTGGTTGAATACCATTTAAATAAAGCTGCGATGCAGTCAGTCGGTCGTTGTAAAGCTTACTTTAGCTTTAAAAATGAAGATGATGTTCTATTTAGCACAAAAGACTTTAGTTATAACGTTATTTGGTCCGCACTGAGCCACCCGTTACATCATGGGTGCGACTATGTTTGGACGATTGCAGATTTGATAGAGAATCTGAAAGACTACATTGAACACGCGATGGGTGATTTTGATGATTGGTTTGAATCTGTCAAAGATATTTTAGCCTCGATTGATCCTGGTGGCGTTATTTTAAAAGAACTACTCGATGCACGTCATTCAACACCGTTTGATATGAAACACAGTACATTAAAAGAACGTTTGGACTATACTGATGCCTTAGTTAAAAGGTTAGAGGAGTTAGAAAATAGCTTTGATTTAGCTACGCTAGAGCCTATGTTCGTTTCTAATTTAGCCACTCGAAGAAATGCTGTGCTGCAGGCATTTTGTATTGATACTAAAACTTCACAGTATTATGCAGCACAATCAGATAGTCAAACGCCTGAAGGGTTTGTTATTTCTCAGATATCGCCTGCAGGCAGCAAGTTATTATCTACCATGAACTTTCCAAATTCTGGACATGGGACGACATTTGGCATGGAACGTGAAAAAGACACTATTTATATCTGGACGATTACTAACAATTGTGCGGATGAACAACGTCTAATTCGTGTTCCTTATGTAAAAAACAGCACACTCGACTATTCAACGGACTTGAAAGATTATACACCAGCAAGTCTGAAAAACATCTATTTCACTCCAGTCGTTGACATGCTTCATAACACCATGCTAATTCGCCGTGGTGATGGTTTATGTGAATTACGTCATTTAGATGACATTAAGAACGGCATAGATAAGGTGTTATATAGCGTACAGGTGCCTATCACTGAAAATAATGACGACCGTCCAATGCAAGGCGCTGTTTCACACGGCACTACTTTGTACTGGTACTCCGGTTGGTCAACCAATGCAGTGAAAGTTTTTAAGTATGATATGGTCTCAAAAAAATTACTGATCACACGTGAGTTTGAATTTCCAAATGAGACAGGTAATGGATTTACTGATGATTATCGGGAGCCTGAAGGTTTGGCTTACTATATCAACCCTTATACAGGTAAAGAGTCATTATTGATGGGAATTACGAGTGGGGACTCAATTAAACGTTATCAAATGATTTATGCTATCCACCAACGAGGTGCACAAGAACATTTTGACAGCCTCAGAGCGTTAGAATCTCAAAATTACGCCTATTTTAGAGGTGATGGACGCGCACATGGCATTCCAACTGGACTTACTAAACTGTCTGATTTACGACGAACAGGTGTTTATTATTTAACAGCTGAAATGGGTGCTTTATTGACTGATTTACCTTCCCCACAATTTAAAAAATGCTGGAATCTTTGTAGAAAATAAACCTGGTGAACAACATGATAATTTACGACAAATTGTGACACGGTCCTCTTATAGTCGGAAAAATTTAAGTGTTGAACGAATGTTGGACTACGATGGTAGCGCCGGCATTTGGTCCACTCGCTCGTCAGTAAGTTCACAACAGGAATATATCGCAGCTGCAGATTACGATTATCAGTTATCTAATGTTATTTTGCCAGACACCTATTACATTACAACACCTCAAGCAAAACTATTTAAAGACCATCCTGAAAAAGATGGCGAGTCGGGCTGGTTCTTTGAAGTGTTATCAGGTGATAGCGCTGGAAATTCATTGCAAAGATTAACAAAAAACAGCAGTACGCGCGGACACATTCACCAACGGATGAACAATGGCATAAGTTCGTGGATAGCTACACGAGCCGGTCAATTAGATTATGTAAAGATACCTTTAGTGCCTGCAATCGCTAGTGAAGTAGAAGAACTTCGTGTGGCTAATCAAGGGAATTATTTAATCATTCGAGGGAAAACAAAAATAAATTTCAAAGATAATGACGGTGCTATTTTTGCTAACTTACCTGAAGGCTATCGTCCTAATTTTTACTGGGAGCAAATATGCGCATTAGGAGGGACAACTGGTTATACGAAGGTGACCGTTAATGCGGATGGCCGCATGAATTTTTATGGATTAGATGCAGTTAATGAACCGGCAATTACATCTGTTTATATGTATCTAACAATACCTATCTTTTGATTAGAAAGGAGTCTCGATGATGAAAATAAAAAAAAGTAAATCACTCTCGCATGGAACTAGGGTCTAGCATTAAACCGCTATCCGATTTGAATGTTGAATTTTACGATCAAGATATTAACACGTCAGTTTTGCACTTTATACTGACACGATGCGGAAAGCCAATCAATTTATCAAAAGAAAAAGCGAAAAGCAATATTGTCTTGATTGCTCAAGATGGCAGTAAAATATACGATTTACCTATTGTATTTGATGAAGAAAAAGGAGAGATAAGTTATACAATTCCGACTTGGTTTTTAAAACATACTGGACCTGTTATTGGTCAGATATACGTGTATCAAAATGACAATATTCTTGTGACTCGTATGTTTAGTTTCACGCTAAAAGACAGTCTTACAAGTAGTTACAGTGCTCAAACTAAACTTGAATATATAAAAACATTTCATGACTTAGAAACGGTTATTACTGAACGTGTTCAGCTTATCGAAGAAGCTCTTGCAAACGGAGAGGATTATGTATCTTTGATGAATACGACTTTAGCATCTGGAAAGTCCGAGATAGAAAAAATAGTCAATCAATCTATGTCAGATTTAAAGGATACAGCAACTGATGCTCAAGCAGATGTTTCGGCTGCGGCAACAACAGCTGTAATATCTATTAACGCTGCGGTTACCAGCGGTCAAAAAAACATTGAAACGACTTCGACTACAGCAATGAACGCTGTTGATAAAAAAAGTGAAGAAGTGTTAGCTGCAATTAAAGACGGCGACTTTTGGAAAAAAAGCGAGTTATTCCAAAGATGGAACGCAAATGGAACACAAAAGGCTATCAGCAATATAGATATTGACACGTTTTTTACCGTAGGTGATTTTTATTGTCTAAGTCCTAAAAATGGGCCTACAACAGGAAATGGTTATTTAACGGTCCTTGCCGGTAATATAGACATTACAACCAATTCTGGATACTACCTACAGATTTTTAGAAGCTACAGTACCAATAAAGTATATTCACGCCAACGTAAACAGGGAGCAACCGCTTGGTTGCCTTGGCTTCAAAATATGACAGATGAAGATGTTAGTACTTTTCAAAAAGATCAGATATGGAAAGACGATGGAACTATAAAAATAGAAAGCAACTACGACATGTTAAATGTGACAGAACTAAAAAGTAAAAATATTTATGTAACAACCCCTTTAAACGGTCCTGATACAACTAATTCGTCAGGATATTACAAGCGTAACGTACGTGACGGTGGGTACATGGAAGTGTACTTTTCCGCCTTTGGTAAAAATGAAATTTATCGAAATGCTTATAATGCAGGAACAAGTACATGGCTTGGCTGGATTAAGTTGGCAACAAATACTGATATTTCAACACTACAATCGTCCATTACGACTTTGAAACCAGTTGTTTTATGGTCTGGTTCAGCAAAGGGTGTCGCAAACACCATTTATAAGCTGACACGTGCGATTAATCTTGCTCGTAAGATACGGATTACTTATGATTATCCCGGTGCAAGTGGAAAAGTAGCTGTCATTGATTTAACAAACACTAAGAAGTTTATTATTCACGACTTGAATTTAATTGATGCTGGAAGTGGTGGTGGTGTTTATGAAGCACAAGTTGATTTTTCAACGCTTACAGGATTTCAAATTATTTTTGATGCGGTCTATGACTTGACGACAAGTAAAACAACCCTTGATAAAAATACATTTACTCTAAGAAAAGTAGAGGAGGTAGACTAATGCAGCTTGTTTTAAATGAATCAAATGAAATTGTAGCCTATGCATTAATCGGAGAAATTGAAGGCGCGGTATCCTATGAACTACTGTTGCCGCGGCAGTTTGACAGACTCCGAAGTGACGATGGACGAGATGATGAATATCTGTATGGGTTACCACCGAATTTTGAGGCTGATTTTAAGCCTCTTTATTTTTCTTTAATAGATGATCGCATCATTCTAAATCAAAACTATATCGAACCAATCGAAGAACAAAATAATGAGGCTTTAACTCTTGCTGAATTGACTGAAATGGTGGCTGAAATGTATTTGGCCACAAATCTGAATGGAGGAGAATGACATGACAAGCATTATCGCTTTGAAGCTAGTAATAATGTCTTATAGCAACGGAACATATACATTAGACGATATGAAACAGCTTGTGCTGAATAACCGATTAACTGCCAAAGAATACAAAGACATTACTGGATTTGATTACATCTTAGAGGAGGTATAACATGCACGGAATTGGTGATTACTCATTTGCGGATATTGGTGCAATTGTCGGTTTATTAACATCAGCATTTAGTTTTGTTATTTGGATGCTTAAAAAGCTTGTAATGGATAGACTAAGTTTTGATATGCAAACGTTCAAACGAAGCATTGATATTTTAGCACAAACATTAGATGCAACGACCAAACGATTAGATTCAGCAGAGAAAAAATTACAAGAGCATACGGTTTTATTAGCGAAACATGACGTACGAATAACAGACTTAAGAAAAGAGGAGAATTAATATGAAGAATTTTTTAGGCATTAACTGGCAAGTTCGAATCAAATCAAAAATGTTTTGGGTGGCCATTATCCCGGCTATCCTTTTTTTATGCTCAAAATTATTAATTGTTGTGGGAATTGACTTCAACTTCACGCAACTACAATCGCAGTTATTAGACATTGTAGGTGCGGTATTCAGCGTTTTAGTTCTGTTAGGTGTCGTTATTGACCCAACGACCGAAGGTGCTACAGACAGCTCACAAGCCCAAAAATACGATAATCCAAAAGGAGATAAATAATGAATAAAACAATTAAATTATTAACAGCAGGTGTATTAGCAACAGGGCTATTTTTAGGTAGTGCATTAACAGTATCAGCAAATGATATTAAAAATCCCAAGATTGCTGATGTTTCAGAGTGGCAAGGCAACATCAATTGGTCATTAGCAAAAGATGATTTAAACATGGCAATTATTCGTGCACAGTACGGAACAAACTATAAAGATAAGTATCTTGACCGTAATCAGTCAGAAGCAATTAAGCATGATGTGCCGTTTGGGACTTATGCATACGCACGTTATATCAATGCTGCTGATGCAAAAACAGAAGCACGAGCATTATACAATCGCACAAGTAAAAGTGCTAAGTTTTACGTTATAGATGTGGAAGAATTTACTGTCACATCAGGAACAATGCGTGAGGCAACAAATGCATTCGTTAAAGAGTTGCGATCATTAACTGATAAAAAAATCGGTTTATATGTAGGGAATCATACGTACACGCAGTTCAACTTAGATACTTCTAAGTTTGACTTTGTATGGATTCCAGCTTACCGAACAGCCGCACCCGACCACAAGCATGATATTTGGCAATATACGGACGGTGGACAAGTAAAAGGTATCACAGGTGGTGTTGATTTAAACAAGCTCACAAACGATGCTAAGCCGTTATCTTACTATGTGGGTAAAACAGAGGCAAACGAACAAGCAAATGATTACACAGAGGGTGGCTACTCTGTCGGGCAATCAGTGAAGTTGCTTAATAAAGCTACTCACTACCACACCGGGCAAAAAATCGATGCATCAGTTAAAAACAAAAACTACAAAGTATTAGAAACAAAAGTGATTGCGCAGTCACACTCAAAACAAGCTGTATTACTTAGCGGCATTAATTCATGGGTGTTGGCACAGGACGTTGCGAAAGTAACAGCTGCTGCGAATGATAACTATTACAACACAAATCCGAAACGTGTCACCTTGAAGAAGGCATCTACACTTCGCAAGAAAAACGCGCAAAACGGAGCTGACTGGGATAAGCAATCTAACCAGGTAGCAAGTTTCAAAAAAGGCACTGAATTTGTCATCACAGGCATTAAAAAATCAAGTGGTGGCACACCTCGATTAGTAACGCAATCAGGTCACTTACTCACTGCGAACAAGACATACGTTCAACAAACAACCACAACAGTTGCTAAGCAGTACTACACTGTTAAATCAGGCGACAACGTCGAGTTCATTGCTAAAAAACACGCAACAACAACCGCTAAAATCAAGAGCTTGAACAAGCTTTCAGACGTGAATAAAATTTACGTTGATCAAAAACTACAAGTGAAATAAAACTAAGCTCCGCCTCTTATTTGAGATAGGGCTATATAGAGTATATATACATGAAAGTGAAATTAAATTCATATCGCACTGAAAAATATTAGTATATTCGTTTTAAATGTTCTGAATACTAAACATTTATGAATGTTGTAATATATATTTTTCGTTGACGTTATGTTCAATAACAGGTAAGATAGGGTTAACTAATAGAACAGTCTCTCGCACCGCTTGTCTAAAGTGTACTAAGAGGGGCTGTTTTTCTGGTATGAGATAATAATGTAGAAGGGGTTGTGGAATATGATGGGAAAAACATATGATGCACTCGATATAGCAAAATATATAATAGGTAAATCAGAAGGAGGAATTAGTAATCTAAGACTACAAAAAACTATGTATTTTTTACAAGGAGAGTATCTTGCGGAATATGGTAAGCCTTTATTTGATGATATTATTGAAAAATGGAGACTAGGACCTGTAACACCAAGTGTTTATTATAATTACAATCAATTTGGTAGTAACCCTATAACTGAAGAAAAAGAATTATATGTTACTAAGTCAAATGTGGTATGGAAATCATTTGATTCTGCTAAATTAGAGGATGTCAAAAATTTTATAGATAAGGTTATTAAAGAATTGTCTAAATATGGAGATTTCGATTTAGTCGAATTAACTCACGCACACCCTATGTGGAGTAATGATGAAAAAGATATTCTTTCAGGTGTAAGACATTTGCAATATAAAAATGACGAAATCGAAAAATATTTTAAAAAAAATAGTATTGTTAAATAAGAGGTGGTAAGAATAGTGCCTAGTAAAGATGTACAGACTATATTAGATATTGTAGAAACTAATGATGAAGGTAAAATTGTAAATTTAAATCCGGTCATAGAAAAAATAATTAACCTCTCTAGTAACCGTTTTTTAGAATCTGATGAAATAAAAATTGTCTCAATATATCTACAAGAGTATATTACAAAAAAGAACATTCCATACCCTATTATAACTAGTAGTGTTTATTCTATTAGCAGTAAAAGTATTGAAATTGATGTGTTTGACACAAATTTCGATAGAATAGTAGAGGCAGTTTGTGGTGAAATTGATACAGAGACTGAAAAATTCAAAAGCAAAGTAAAAACACATTATAACCTTGCATGTGTTCAAAAAAGTTATATAGATAAAAATATGGTAGATGCAAATAAAAATAGTTTACAGGCGAAGAAAATTATAGAAGACATACAAGATATAAAAGGGAAAATATATACAGACTTTGTTGCAATTATGGGGATATTTTCCGCTTTGATATTTGGTTTGTTTGGAGGGTTTTCAGCTATAGGAGACATAGTAACTGCTACGTTTAATAAATCTATTAATTTACCTAATATAATGATAGCGATTTCTTTGACACTAGGATCACTAAGTTTATTATTATTTGCTTTAATGCAAGGCATTAAAATACTATCTAAATCAACTTTAAAGAGTTGTGGATGCGACAATAAAACGAAATGTTATCATTCTGTTTTTCAACGACATCCAGTTATGAGTCTTAATCTTATTGCTTTATCATCAATTTTCATTATTAGTGTGTTAGTTAAAATAATCCCAAAAACTGTTTTTGAATGCATATATGTGAAAGAAACGTACTTATATTATGGATTAGTTATGATAGGAATAGTTTTGATTATTGGAATGATTGTAAGTCTCAATTGGTCAGTAAATAAAAAATGGCGTATATTTGGAGAAAAAACAAACAAAAAATAAAAGCGTACTTAGTAATTACAGTTTTTTTAAAATAGAAAGATACCAATTCATTTACCACTATAGAATGTATGTTTTTTTGAATTCGACTAATTAAATAAAGGTATATTTATCTTGTTTGGATTTTAATGTCACTATATATATTAACAGATATTTTTGGAAAAGCCATTTGTGATTCCAAAGATAGTGTACACTAATGGTACATTATTTGATGGGTAAACATCTTGTAATCATTATTATATCAAGTGTTTATAGATAATTAAACAATGGTCGCCGTCTCCATTAATTTGGAACGCTAAAAGAGGATAATACTCACTGCCCCAATGGGTTTCGTGAGTATTGTCCTCTTTTTTTGTCCACTTCTTCCGTAATGTCTTCCGCTTTGTTTAAAAACTGACATATTGAATGGATTTATCGGCTGTTTGTTCTTTTTATTTTATGTCATTATCGGCCGTATTCCATATATTCATACTGAATTTCGCCAGACATTTTCATATCACGAGGTGTAGAGCGAAATGCTTCATCTTCAGACATACCTTGCTGTATTTTATAAGAAACAGGGGTCATTCCATATTTATTCAAAAAGCCTGTTAATGTCGTTTCATCTATACTATAACCTTGTTCGTTGGTCTGCTCGGTAGGTTGCTTTTCTGAGTCAGAATCTTGATATTCAGTGGCTGCTTGTGAAATAATCAAGCTCATTCCTCTTCATTTGATTTAAACACTTTTGCGATTGCTAAGGCAATCAGTATCACAGCAAGGGCATAGAGAAACGTTACGATGAGGTAATTAGGTTGAGTTGCAACCATTGTGTAGGTGACACCGCCAAGGGCGATTAAGAGACCAAGTACAATTTGGATGATAAAAGATGACAT